TGATGAACCTATGGTGCGTATAATGCTTATTATGTATGCGTTTTTGACCCCGTATCTGACTCCGTATCCAGACAACCTTCTTTTGCTGCATGAGTTGCGGAAACAGGTGGAAGGGTTGAAGAGTATGAAAAATAGACCTCTTTCTTGAATAGCGCACCAGATTTAATGCAACGAACTACCGATCCCCTATTATATCCAGCACGCTCCGCGTCTGCTAGTTTCGTGAACGTCTCCGCGAGTTTTCTGTGTTTGTCGAACACATAAATCTTTCTAAACCTTTCTGGGTGTTCTTCTATTGAACGAACTAAACCACTTCTTCTGTTTTCACGGATTGTGTCAGTGAATGGTGGATTCTCATGGGACCTCTTCATTTTTTCCCTAAAATTAGCATCTTGTGCATATTTGCGCTTCATAGTTTCCGAGTGTCGTCTCCTCACATCTTCGGATCTCTTGCGTTCAGATGCGCCCCTAGACAAGTTTTCACGAAGCTCTGGATTTTCCAGGAACTTTTTCCGAGCAGATTCCGACATCTTTCGCCGAGTTTCTTCGGAAGGTGCCATCATACCTCTCCCACCTGCAGTGATGTTGTATCCATGGGGTGCTTGTGTGTTGTATTCCCTTATCAGTTCAATTTCTTTGGCGTCTAGTTGTTCTTGGGAACACTCGGGAGAATCCCACAGGGCTTCCATATAGAACGCGTCTATACCGTGTTTGTGTATTGCTCGTGTCAGTATAGATTTAGTGGTCTTGTTTGGTTCGCAATGCTGTTTGAAACGTACATCAAGTGGTCCGCGCGTCTGACCTATATACGCTTTGTCATTCTCTAGGTTGACTATGATGTAGACACTCATACTATACAGTGGGACAATTTCTATAAGCTCTAAAAAAATCTCGGTAAAAAGTACCAACTATGGCTCGTGGTCGCCCCGCCGTCCCCAAGGCTCCTACGAAATTCATGAATCGCCGCAAGCGCGTCATTATGATGACTGCGGAGGGCAAGTACGTTGTCAAGACCGACAAGGGTATGGCGTATAACCCCAAGGCGGCGTACGTCAAGAGCCCAGGTGGCACTGTGCGCACTCTGACCAACTCCAAGGCGCGCGTGCCCATCGCGATCCGCCCTAAGGCTACCCGCCGCCGTCGCTCCAACGCCGGCAAGAAGCGCGGTGCCTACGCCGGCGTGAAGGCTGGTGCCCTGGTGGCCATGTTCAGCCCCAAGGCCCTTCGCGGTCCTGGCCGTCCCCGCAAGCACCTGGTGAGCCCCGGTGCCCGTATCGGTCTGGCGGGTATGCGCATCGTGCCCCGCCGCGGCCGCCCTGCCAAGGCCAAGGCTGGCCAGGGTGCTGGTATTGATGCCCTGCTCCGGTCCATGACCCCTCGTTAAACGCGTAAAATCTAGATAAAAACATTTAAGGCAGACATCAACAGAGAGTGAATGTCTTCACTCGCGTTCCCCGGGAGTCTCGTCCGCGTTTGGACAGATGTCGGTTCCCGTAAGCCAGTTCCGCTCCTTGCAAAGATTGTTGAGGAGAATGGAGTCATTTTCACCATCAGATACCTGTCCGAATCTGATGATAAAATTTGGCGGTACGAGGAGGATACGTATGAAGTTGATGACGAGTCTATAGCCGAGTATCTCAAGACAAGTGACGAGTGTGATGTAGGGTTTGCCCCACTTGATGACGGGTTTATAAAGGTTGAGTCTGACGAGGACTATGTGCCTTCAGACGAAGAGTATGATGAGGACGATGAGGACGAAGACGAAGAGGAGTCGGACCTTTTCTCGTCAGAAGAGGACCTTGATGAGGATGAGGATGATTTCCAGGACGATGACGATGATGAAGAGTCAGAAGAAGATGTTGAGGAATAGTAAATGAAAAACGCAGTTCTGTACGCCCTGATTCTCCTTGCGTTGTGGCTCATGTTCATGCGCAAGTCCGAGGGGTGCCTTCCATGTGCGCTTGCAGCTTAAAAAGATTAGGTCTGATACTTTAAAATGTCGATCACGTCCAAGTTCATTAAGGAGTTTCGGCCAGATTCGGAAGAGCACGTCAAGTGGCTTTCGAAAATGGTTGACTTTGCAGAGACGATGAGCGTGGATAAGCCAGGTGATATCATTGCCGAGACGAACAAGAACCCTATGAAAATCAAGCTTGAGGCTCAGGACGCTCTTGACTGGCCCCATATTCACTTTTGTCTCTTTGCCGTCTATGCCAAGGCGGTTCTGAAGGGCAAGGCGTTTATTCCGAAGGCTCAGAGCTAGGCATTTCATACAACTCGGCAAGTCTCCCTACGTAGAACTCGGTGGGGGCCTCAAATGCAAACATTTTCCCATTAAATTCAAACCCTTTCTTGGTACTCTCGATATCATCGATAGCAACCATATTCAAAAAGTTCTTCGTACATGTGACTTTTAGATCCTCGAAGTCCCATTTACGGAAAAACAAGTGAAACAAGGCCACGTCACTTCGTGGCTCGGGAAGGTGGATCTGGCCAAACGTCGCAGGCCACTCCTTTTCCATCATATAGTGCGTCTCGAGCATCTTGCCAACAATAACCGCGTCTTCTGGGTCCTTGAACCCGAGGATAGCAGTCGGAACATTTTCACTGACCTTGACTGAAAATGCATGATTCTGGTGCGTATGAATCGTCCAATAGTGCTTTCCACCTCGACGCGTCTTGGGGAACCCAACAGGTCGCGTCGGAGGAACAATGAGTGAAGCCATGGTCTTGCTTATCCTAAGTATAGAATCTTTAAGGGGGAAGGAACCAGTGGTTCCTCCCTCGGCTCCGCCCCGACCCGCAAAAAACCTGTCCTGTCCACCCCATGACCCAGACAACCAAAAGTCTCACCAACTCATAAGAGACCATGGCCTCCGAGTGTGCAGTGTGTTACGCCGAGTCTGGTCCCTTCCAGAAACTGTGCTGCGGTCACGTTTTCTGCAAAGGATGTATCAAGAATTGGTACTTGAAGGGGGCCAACGGCTCCGCGTGTCCTATGTGCCGCGCCCCAGTGTACTGGTCAGGGTTCCACAAGGTTCGGGACGAGTGGAACGATGAGGCCTATGAGAACAAGTGCGCCGAGGTGTTTAGCCAAGCGCTTGACGAGGCGTTTGAAGAGGCTCAGGATTTCGCAGAGCAATTCCCACCGCGGTGGCGTTCCCGGATATTCAGGGACGTCATCGAGGACTTTATCGATATTGAAAAGACGTATCGGTTCATGAAGTGGCACGATGCACACCCGAGTGATATGGAGGACGTGTTCGCCTACGGCGACTACTACTCGGACAGGGCTGTGGGGAAGCACGTGTGGGACGACGAGCCGCCGAAGGAGTGGGTCACAAGATACCCGACCGGGGACCGTTCATCCTCGAACGGTCCGGCACGGGGAGGGAAGCGGTGTAGGGCGAGGGAAGATGAATGGTGTACGCTAAGCTTTTATATTGCCGTGTAGTAGAATGAAGACGCTCATTATAGGCCTTTTGGTTATCGTCGTGTTGTGGCTCGTCCTCGAACGTCGCGTGAGCACGGCGGAAGGCCCGATTCAGGTTCTGTATCGCCAGGCGGCTCGGTATGCCGTTGCAGCATCTCAGGACTCGCACCCAGTCATCGCCGTGCTTCACGCCAATTACGCCATGGGGTACTTGTTAGCACTCAAGGATCTCACGACGAATGATGAATTCAAAGGAGCCACTGGACAGGATCTTTTGAATTTTGAACACGAAATTGCGCGCATCCAAGATGCGGCAACGCTTCGACTCGTCAAGACGAATCCTGGTCTGATCCCTGAGGAAAATCCAGACCTCTTGCGTGCCATGTACTCGGTCTAATTGTAAGGAATTCTACCCATTTTGAGTGAAAATAGCCCCATGATAATGAATATGACACCCACGTATTGCCACGGATTTGTCAATCGTTCGCCCATGATGAAAAAGGCGGCCAAAGATTCAAGAATGGCTGAGATTCCGTCCCATGCGGCATTCACGTAAAGCACGTTCCCGACCCGAAGGCTTCGTATCAAAAAGTAAATGACGCCGACGTACCCGAGGAGACCTTGTGCCCACCCTTGAAGACTTCCGATTCGAGCAACGTCCTTGAATCCAAAGTCTCCGATGATTTCAGCCGCAGACATGAGACCAACATCCACGAAACTCATTCTAGTGTATCCCTAGATAAAAAGGCGACCCGTATGAAGAGTACAAGATGGAGGCTATTGAGGCTGTTCTGGAGCTGGCAAAGGAGCGCGATCAGATTGCCGACGAGCTGGAGACGTATGAGGACTGGTTCGAGTCCCTGGTTGGCCGCAAGGTGACTCTGTCTCTGAAGCAGAAGAGCAAGCAGTCCAAGATTCGTTTCGTCGAGTGCGTCGTGACTGAGTTTGTGGAGGGCGAGGGGTGGGAGCTGACCAGTTGTG